TGCTTTAAAATTGTTTCGTAAAATTTTCTTGAAAAACTTTTGAGAAAAGTGTTGACAAGTGACTTATTTTCTGGTATACTTAGACCATAGACAGGAGAGATGATAAGTGGACAATCTTATTGCAGAGCGAGATAAAGAATGGAAAAACTTAGAGCGTGTAATAAGCACTAATGGTACATACTCAAGAACAGTTGAAGAACAAAGGAAGCGTTGGTTAGAGTTAAACAATAAAATCAGTAGAATGAACAGAGAAGCTATAAATAGAAAGGAGAGACAATAAATGACTAAATCAACCATGATAACCACCATTCAGGAAAAGGAATTGGACCTCTGGGAAAACATGAAAGTAGTAGAAAGAGTGTTTGGTAAAGATTCCACACAGGCAAAATATAGTCGGGCCGCATGGAATAGCGTTTGGGGTCTAATGAAAGACATGGGTATAAAGACATTAGACAGGGATGTCCGTTGAGTAAAGAAAGGAGATTAAGTATGCAATATCAAGTTTTAGCTATTAAGTGGTATCTGGAAAAGGGAACACAGGCGGAATATAGCTGGGGAGTTTCCAGACTATGTAAATGCTAAGATATTTGCTGAAGCTTATACTAATCACTTTTGCGCTAGAACAACCATTGTAAAGAAAGGAGCTTAATCATGAGAGCCAAAATAGTGATTTACCGTTCCGGGGTTGAGAGACTGATTGACGATGTAAACAAGAAAGACTTGAACGAATACAATCATGGCAGACTTGACCTACTAAAAGCTATGTTATTGCAGTTTGAAAGAGAGGGAACAAACATGAAAACCGAGATTACTTTATATCGTTCCGTTATAGAAAACTTAATGGACGAAATGAGCACGAAAGAAACTAGTGAGTATGCTAATGGCAGACTAGATTTATTAAAAGCCTTATTATTGCTGTTTGATGAGGAGGGTCAATAATGGACGAAAACATGGTAAAGCTATTGCAGGAACGTGAAAGAGAGCTGTATGTACTAGGCATAAAGAGGGGAGATACCTATTTCAAAAACCGATGGGTTGAACTGTGCTATATCATGCGATTGCTAGGGATAGAAAGGAGAGATACCAATGGACTTCAATAAATGGCTCTCAGGAGCCATTAAACATGAAGAGCTGGCATATATCTACACGGAAAGCGTCCGCGGCGTGGTGGATACAGAAACTAGGATACAACGTGAAAGGCTTCAAACCTTAAAGAGAGTGAGGGAGGTTTACTATGAGTTCAGCCGAGAGATGGAGAGTAGAGAAGCTGATAGACGAAGTGACGGAAGCACGACAGGCTTCCAACGACCTGTACGATGAAATGCTGAAAGTGCTAGAGGAGCTGTTGGAGGATGAGGACTATGTATAATATGTCGGATCGGTACTACCGTGTCACCTGTACTGATATGAACGGGAAGTTCAGGCAGTACAAAATAAAGGCTCGCAGTAAGCAACAGGCAAGCCGTAAGGCATACGATATCATGCAGGAGCAGAAGCTATATAACATGATTGTTATTGGCATTGTTCAGTGGAATGAGATGTTTAACGGGGTGGGTGTAGATGTGGATTAGTGTGTTGATAGTCGGCTTCTTTCTTGCCCTTATTTTCTACGGTTGTATGATGTATTGTTCAGAGCCACCATGGTGGGTTCTAAAGTACATATTCAGAGGAGTAGGGATGTGCTTTATGTCCTTTGGATTTATAGGTCTGATTTATTCCGTGTTTATAGGGGGTATCCTAAGTTGGTAGCTATTCTTTGCAGTATCGGGCTTTTAGTAGTCGGCCTGACGTTGGTTTATATCAACGAAAATGAGCCGGGTATGTTTTCCCTGACTATGACAGTTATAGGGTACTTGCTCTGTGCACTGTTTGCAATCTCATTCGTGTTGAATCTTGGTCAGTTTCTTTTAGCAAAAAGTTTGTAAAATTTTTCGGAAAAAGTATTGACAAAAAATAAATTTTGTGGTAGAATTAGATATCCTCGAAAGAGGGAATAACAGAAAGGACGGAACAATCATGAAAAACATCACTAGGACCATCACCAGCTACAAGCACACCTTTGTAAAGATGAACGATGACCTGACTATCTCTGATATGAAAGAGGTTATCTGTGTTGAGAAGATGGGGCCGAGAACGTCAGCCGCCTACATGGAATCCAACGGCATGGAGGGGTACGTTATGGCAAAGGTGACCACGGTAGAGGAGACTTACACCATGCCTTTGGAGACCTTTATCGCTAACGCCACTATTGTTGAGAAGGAGGATAACTAACAATGAAGAAGCAGGAACAGAATTTCGCCGAGATTATGAGCGCAGAGGAAGCTATTGCAATCCGCAAGGATACAGAGCAGTCTATCGTAAACGGTCTGACCGAGGAAGGGGCCGGGGTGTATTGCTCCTTCCTTCCTGAGACACTGGAAGATAAGGCTAAGATGTTCAACGCTATGAACGGCGGGGACAACACGGTAAAGGAAGCTATCAACAAGGAGCTCCATGTCCTAGACGTTATTGTCCAGCCTGTACAGGTACAGAATGAAGATGGCACTCAGAACACCTGTCCCCGTGTGTCTCTTATCTGCGAAGATGGTGTTTACTCCGCTACCTCCTGGGGAGTGTACAACTGCATTAAGAAGCTCAACGCATTGTTTGGGGGTCTGCATTTTGAAACACCTGTGAAACTAATTCCATATGAAGTAAAGACGAAGAACGGCTTTACAATCAATCTGAAAATGGTATAACGAACCGGCCCCCGTTAAGGGGGCCGTACTTATAAGGCGGTGAAAACAATGACAAGATACGGGGTAGAGCATGACCTTAAAAAGTCTCCTTTTACCTACACTGTGCAATATGATAATCTTAATGAAATAGAGTATTGCTTTTCCAGCGACAGCATAAAGACTCGCTTTATTGCCCTGCGAAATGGATTCTATGAAGAAACAGAGGATAGCCTGTCCAACAGATTTAAGATGGATTTTCGTGTCAGTAAGGACCTGACTGACGTTAACCTGTATAGGAAGGTTGAAAGCAGGGGGTTTCTCATTTTCTTTAATGGGGAGGAAATTACATGGCAAAGGGCACTAAAATACGATGGACAAAAGCTCGAAAAAATGAGCTGAGAAAAGAGATACTTAAATTTAATAGGAGGATACGCTCCGCAGAATCCAGACTGGGTGACCTATCTTATATCCTTCCACAGAAGCAGACGGCAAGTGAAGCTATGGAGAAGATTCAGACCTTACAGGAGTACCGGGATTACTTAGCGGCGATTAAACGGGCAACTGCTAAGACGCTTATTCCAGAGACATATGGGAACGACCTTACTACCGCATGGAGACGGAAGGAAATAGAGATACGGGAAAAACGGATAAACGAAAGGAACAGGCAGAGAAGTAAAAAGGTCGATGAGCTTAGACCCGGCGTAAAAACACAGGAACAGGTGGGAAGGTTAAATCCCTATGGCAGATTCCCCTCTGACAATGACTTCTTTCTTCGGGACCTTGGTTTAAAGACAGGAGACACGGTTAAATATGAAGAACTGTTAAAGAAGATAGAGGAAGGCTATTACAGGGAGAAAGCTGAACTGTGGAGAACGAATTATATCAATGCTCTTATAAATGAGATGCTGGGACCTGCTACCTTTGCCGGGGATGTTGTGAGTATGGGATTGGCTAACCAGATATACGACTTGGTTACTGGTATGGACATATCCACTTTTCTCTTAGGTCAACTATCATCGTATAGCGATGTGTTGCAGATTAACTTTCTGTACGATCAAAAAGGAAGGGAAGCGGCTCTTGAACGCATACTCGATGTGTGGAATGAACTTATAAGGTGCACATGATGTGCAAAAACCTGTTTATAGTGTTGATTTTGAGACAGTGGTTGACCCCAACGAAACCCGTGTATGGTTATGGGGAAAATGTGACATAGATTGTACTACGTTTGTATACGGGACGGATATCGACAGTTTCATGGAGGAGATATCTACTGTTGACTGTAAGGCGTATTTCCACAATATTAAATTCGATGTTCAATTTATGTTTTACTGGCTATTCCACAACGGATATAAACATACTAGCGAAAGGAAGCCTAGAGAGGGGTATTTTACAACGCTTATATCAGACATGGGGCTATTTTATACCTGCAAGGTACACTTTTTCAACGGGACAATAGTTGAGTTTATAGACAGCTACAAGCTTATAACACTTCCAGTTAGAGACATTCCAAAAGCCTTTGGGTTGGATATCCATAAACTTGACTTGGACTATGCCGAAAACAGAGACTTCAACCATGTACCGACAGAGGAAGAAATATCATACGTTAAGGCAGACGTGGAGATTGTGGCAAAGGGCATAAAAGCCATGCACGAAAACGGCCTGATTAAGATGACAGCGGCAAGCAATGCACTGTACAACTATAAGAAGGTCCTGTCAAACAAGGAGTTTAAACGCAGATTCCCGCCGATTGAATATGCGGTGGACAAGGATTGCAGGAAATCGTATAAAGGTGGCTGGACATATCTGAACGAAGCTTATCAGGGAATGATGGTCGGTGAAGGTCAGGTATATGATGTAAACTCCATGTACCCTTGGGCCATGAAATACTGTATGCTACCGTTTGGTAATCCGTACTACTATGACGGGGAGTATAAACCGGATGAGTTTTACCCTCTTTATATTCAATGCCTTCAATGCTGTTTCAGTTTGAAAAAAGGACACTACCCCAGCATACAGTTAAAGAACAGTTTCAGGTTTTCCAGTACAGAGTATATTAAGGAAAGTGGTGATGACCCTGTAATACTTCACTTGACAAGTGTTGACTTAAAGCTCTTGTTCGACAACTATGACGTGTGGGATATAACTTACATAGGCGGGTACAAGTTCAGGGGCGAGACAGGGCTGTTTTCTGAATATATCGACTACTGGTATGACGTGAAGCAGAAGGCAAAGGTGGAAGGAAATAAAGCCATGTACCATATCGCTAAACTGATGCTTAATTCACTGTATGGGAAGTTTGGTTCAAATCCTGAGAAGGCTTCTAAATACCCATATCTGGACGAGACTGATGACATAGTAAAGTATAGACGGCTTATGCCTGAAATTGGAAACGGAGGGTATATCCCGGTAGCGGCGTTCATTACCTCTTATGCCAGAGACAAGATAATCAGGGCCGCTAATGCTTGTGGTGACAGGTTCATATATGCGGACACCGACAGCGTTCATGTAGTGGGAAGGGAAAAGGTAGACTTGGACATAGATAATTACAGACTGGGTGCTTTCAAGCTGGAAGGTGAGTTCACAAGAGCAAAGTATCACAGAGCTAAATGTTACATAGAAGAATTTGACGGAGAGCTTGATAAAAAGTGTGCTGGGTTGCCTGTTTCAGCACGGCACCTGTTTAATTTTGACACTATGGAGCCGGGTCAGATATTTGAGGGCAAGCTGGTCCCGAAAAACATAAAGGGCGGCGTGGTTCTGGTGGAGCGGCCCTTCCAAATTAAGGGTTGACAAAGGGTGATTTTTATGATACAATACTCTAAAGGGATATATGAGACAGGTTATAAATCACTAGCTGGGTGTGACGGCGGAGAGTCGGCCAGAAGTGTTACAAGGTTTTCACAGACTATTTGTAATCGCTCATACTATCCCTTTTCTCATAGGTGGAGCTATGTGGTACGATGTAAATAAGACGCTTTCCTATAACTGCTTGTTCAACTTTGTGGTTGGACCCCGTGGAGTGGGAAAGACGTATTCCTGTAAACGAAGGGTCATAAAAGACTTTATAACTAAGGGACAGCAGTTTATCTATCTGCGCCGATATGAAACGGAAATCAAGTCGTCCCAGATTGACCTATTTTTCGATGATATCCAGCATGAGTTTCAAGACCATGCTCTGGCTGTGAAAAAGAAGTGCTTTTACATTGACGGTAAACTTGCTGGATGGGCACTGCCTTTGTCTAGGGCTTCTCAATTCAAGTCGGTACCGTTCCCATATGTAACCAAGATTCTGTTTGACGAGTTCATTATAGACCAAGGGCTGATAAGGTATCTGCCCGACGAAGTACAGACCTTTAATGAGATGTACTCAACGATTGCCAGACTTCGGGATGTAGTTGTCCTGTTCCTCTCCAACGCAATAACTTTCACTAACCCCTACTTCCTGTATTACGATTTGTCTTTGCAGAAAGGGCAGAAGATACTACGAAAGAATGATATCCTTCTTGAACTGGTAGATAGCCCAGCTTACACGGAGAAAGCAAAGTCAACCAGATTCGGAAAGATTATAGCCGAAACGGAGTACGGGAAGTACGCTATGGAGAACGAGTTTCTGCGTGACACTGCCAGCTTTATTGAAAAGATGCCCTGTCCCGGAACGTGTCTTATGACTATCAGGGTATCGGGGAGTGAGCTTGGTGTGTATACCATATTAGGCTCTGACCTGTGGTACATTACTGAAAGCTATGACCCTACTTGTAATAAGCACATTTCTCTAAGTGTGGATGAGCACGATGAGACAACGGAGTTACGAAACAGCAAAGATGCTCTCATATGGTTGGGAGCACTGCAACAAAAATACTACCGGGGAGAGGTCAGGTTTACTAACATGAAGGCAAAGAACTTGATATCCAATTCCCTGATGATTTTAAGGAGGTAATTCAGTATGCCATATACAATCGAACAATGGAACGAACATATGCAGAAGGTCATCGGTGCCATGAATGACCAAGCCACCCTAACCTCTTTAGTTACACAAGCCAGTGACGAATACACGGGCCTGTTTGCAACTAATACTACTCTATCTACTGAAAACGAACAACTGAAACAGGAAAATACCAGACTGAAAGAAGCTAATTTAGAGCTATTCCTACGGGTTGGTCAGCAAAACATTGACAAGACAGGTGGAAGTGGTCAATCCACCGAACAAAAAACAAAGGCCGAGACAATCACTGTCGAGGATTTATTCAAGGAGGTAAAGTAAATGTCTAACACTAAGATTCCTAATGCTGTTGATACAGTAAACGCTATTAGAAATGAAGCCAGCCAAGCATATCGTGACGCTGTGCCCGTAGCTACTCCCCGAAACATTCAGGACGTTGGTAACCCTATTCTGGAATATCAGTCTGTGCAGAATGAGTTTCTGACTGCTCTGGTAAATAAGATTGCCGTTACCATTGTAGACCAGAAGATGTTTGAGAATCCTCTGGCATTTCTGAGGAAGGGTTCTATCCCTCTGGGGTTGGATGTTGAGGATATCTATATCAACCCCGCCAAGAGTGCTCAGTATGAGCCTGCTAATTTCCAAGGAATTCTGACCCCTGTTGACCCCGACGTAAAGGCAGCCTACTACAGGCGTAATAGACGTGACAAATACAAGGTCACTATCCGCAACGAGCAGTTGACCGCCGCCTTTGTAAGCTGGGGTGCTTTAGAGAATCTGATTGCCGGTATCGTCAACAGCCTGTATACTGGCAACACGATTGACGAGTTCAATCTTACCAAGTCTTTACTGGGTGGTGCTACTGCCGCAAATAAGATGATTCAGGAAGTGCTTGCTTTGCCCACTGTAAACGCAGAAAACGCTACCGCTTTCCTGACCCGTTTGCGTGGTGTGGCTTCCGCTATGTCTTTCCCCAGCTCTAACTATAACGCATATCAGCTTGTAGGCGGCTCTAGCCCTGCCACTTCTTGGACTTCCACTGATGACTTGGTTATTCTTATTCGTGCTGACGTTGCTGCAAACGTAGATGTCCAGAAGTTGAGTGCCGCCTTTAATTTGAGCTATGCCGACTATGTAGCCCGGCAGGTAATCGTTGACAAGTTTGACGGTGCAGATAATATGTATGCTTGGATTGGCGACCGTGGGGCCTTCCAGATTCGTGACAGTCTCCGCAAGATGACCGAGTTCTATAACTCCGAAGTTATGGCTTGGACTTACTGGTGGCACTGTTGGGATACCTTTGCTCTCCGTCCTTGGGCTAATGGCGTGTCCTTTGTAACTGAAAAGTATACCGGCTAATTAAACATGGCCCGGATGGGCTTCCCGTCCGGGCCTTATTTAAGGTGGTGAAAATATGCCTGACTTTCAGCCCAACACTACGATACGTCTATACCAGAGCACAGGAGTAGACCCACAGAATCAGCCTTACTTTGAGAGTGAAGGGGCCAAACTGTCATGGTATGAAGGACGCTCCCCACTGTCCTTTACGGCTCAGAGCTATCAGAGGGAGAACAGGCATTATGCCAGAGTGAACGCAAAGTATAACTCTATCCGTAACTGTGATATGATGAGCTTTGTGAACGACAACGGAAAGACTATCTTCTGCAATATCCTTTCCATTGAGTTTGTCAATCCAAACTGTACAGAAATAGAGTTTCAGACAGATTCCATGCAGACCTTTATAGAGTCCATTATCTGGCGTGACTGCTGGGTAGAAAGGGAGATGCAGGAAGATGACTGGAATGGTGCAGTACCTTCCTTTAATAACCTGTTACCGGAAGGGCTTGAAACTGGTGTACTGAAAAGGCGTGTTATGCTTGACGGCACAGAGAAAAACTGGTCTGTGGTTGTACTGTCCGCATATGACGAGAACGCAGAGGACAACTATAACATCCAGATAAACGCAGGAGTACCTATCGGTGTAAACACCTTTGTATATCCCGCTAACAGTGGGGGAATGACTTCTCTTGGTGCTACTATAAGAAACTACGCCGAAAAGGGACGGCTTGACGGTATCCTTGGTATGTGGGTATGTCCTACCAGAATAGCTGTATCCAATAACTTTGTAGAGATGTGGACCCATTCCGCTACTGTGGGATACGACAATATTGACGGATACGCCGTAAAGAACGCCAAGTGCTTTAGCAGTGAGTTCTTTAAGGTGGAGCTTACCAACAGGCAGGGAAATTCTGTGGAATTACGCCCTGAGTATTTCCCGGATCCAACTACCATGCAGTTTCAGGCTGGCGGAGCTTTTCTAGCCGGGGCTGGTGGTGTGCTTGTCTATCCCAACAATTACATGGAGGGAGACGAAGCAGTTAACAAGACGCTGGGTTTGGTCATTCCTATCAATGTACAGGGTGCTTGGGTAGGAAACGCCTTTGCTAACTGGGTAAGTCAGAACAGGACCCAGCTTGCTTCCTCTATTATAGGTGGCATTGGAACAGCCGCCGTAGTTGCTGGCAGTATGTTGTTGGCGGCCCCTACTGGTGGAACGTCTCTAGCCGTAGGAGGTAGTGTCCTTGCTGGTGGGGGAGCGGCGGTAGCAGGTACTACTATGGGAGTAACTAATGCCCTACACTCCGCACTTGGGACCATCGGTAAAGTAATGGACAAGTCGGTTGACCCTGCCCAAGCTATGGGTGGAGTAACCACAGGTGCCCTTGCGATTGCCGCTGATTCCTGGGGATATCTGGTCAATCTGCTGTTCCCGGATGCCGCCGTGATAGAGAGCATTGACAACTTCTTTTCCGTGTTCGGGTATAAAACCTGTCGTATGAAAAAGCCAAACGTAAATACCCGTCCCTATTGGAATTATGTGAAGTGCTCCCCGTCCGTTGTAAGCGGGCCATTCAACAGCACAGACAGAGCTAACATACAAGCGGCGCTAGACAATGGGGTTACATTCTGGCACGTTGGAAATGGTGTTGAGATAGGCGACTACTCTAAAGACAATAGATAAGAAAGGAGGGGTTATATGCCGTTAGGTCTGTTCGGTATGGAGCTTCTAACGTCAACATACTGCCCAAACAACCCGTTGGGAGATATGTATGTTAAAACCGAAGCGCAGATGGAGAATAGCAAGCTGTTTATGGAGATGTACAACCGCTATTCTAACATTGCTGTCACACGGTATGACTGGAAGAATTTACCCATAGGAGTTAATGAGAGGTTGCTCAACATGAGCCTGTATCTAGTTGGAAAGGCTTGCTTCTTTGAGCATGAAGATTATGGACTTATAGCATTACCCTGTTCTAATGGTTCTGAATACAATCTATTTTATGAGCCTACCAGAATCAACGCTTTTTCCTTTGGATTCACAAGGACCCTTTCCTTTGGTGAGTTTGAGCTTGTAAGGAACAATCCTACGGGCACTCCAACAGCACTTACAGTATACACCTATATAAAGCGCATGATGGACGTACTCCGTTCTATTGACGTAGTATGTGCCAGAATGAAGCGGCCATATCTGATTCTCTGTGAAGAAAAGCAGAAGCTCACTTTTATAAACCTCTTGAAGAGAATAAAGGACAATGAAGATATTGTACTTGCTTTCAAAAACTACGGTATTGATAAATCTAACTTTGAAGTTGCTCCGCTCCCGTCCATTGGGAACATCGACCAACTGTGGAAAACATACAGGGCGTATGAAGATATCCTGTATTCCGCTATTGGGCTTGACAGCAAGGGAGACGACAAGAAAGAGCGTCTTCTAGTGGATGAAGTAAACGCCAATAACATGGTAACGGAAATGGCTAATGAAGTCAACCTGAAACAGCTACGGCTTGACATAGAGAAAGTCAACCGTAGATACGGCACCAATATAGAGGTTGATATCAAAGAGCTATCCACCTATGATTATGACAGCGGCTTCGGAGGTGGGGCAAGTGAGTAGATACACAATGGAGCTTGGAAAGCTGGTCGGCTCTGGCTATGAAATATTCGATGATAGCTGGACCACATTTGTGGAAATGCACAAGAAGGAATTGTGTGATAAAATCATCAGACACTATTTCTTCTATGAGGTTGGTCAGGAAACTCCTGACAGATTCAAGCACTATCTCAATGAACATCTAGCAAGAATAATGCCATACTACAATCAGCTTTACAAGTCTGAACTGATGGAAATAATCCCCTTGTATAACCACTTCTTGGAGACAAACTCCAAGGATTTAAGAGAACTTGGTTTTACTGGTGTCTCCGCCAGCCGGAACGATGTTGATTCCATCCGGAATATGTATAACTCGCTTGCCCAGTTAAATGACCGCAGAATCACTGACGGAAATAATCGTGACTTTACCGGGCATACGGAGGGAACATCCAATAAGGAGAGCACGGAAAATCTGAACGAGACAATCAATATCACCAAGACCACTGACCAGAGTGAGAATGGAACAAAGACCTCTAACATCGACACCACTGGTCACGTCACGGAAACAACCGATACCACTTCAAAGGTGAATAAAACTGGAAACGTGACGGAAGAAATGTCGGATACTCTGAGCGGCACTAAAGACACAACGTCTAATGCTACGTCCAACGGGACAAAAGAGCAGCGGTACTCCGATACTCCCCAAGGTACGGTATCTAGCTCTGGTGTAGAGATAATGAATAATTATCTGACCAACTACACTAAAGATACAACTAATGAAACGACCAATTCGACTAGCAAGGAAGAACTGCAAAACACGGAAGAAAAGAACACTAAAACAAACAGTACAGAAACAGAGAATGGAGAAAGCAACACTAGCAAGACTACTGAAAGCACAGGTAACACGTCAGAGGACACAAACACTACTGGAAAGTTAGACAAGAGCGAAACAGAGGACCACACAAGAGAGCAGACAACTACTTTCAATGAAAACCAAAATACTACCGGAGATTCTACTGAAAAGGAGAATAACAAAGGCTACGAAAACACTAAAGAGGATAATAAGCAATTCTCTAATGGTGCTGACAAGCACAAGGAAACCACTTTAGGTACTTCTTCAAATCAGGAGGATACAAAGGAAACCAAGAACAGCAACGCTACTGTAAAGGGATTTATCAATGTAAGTCAGTCTGAGTTGTTGCTTAAGTTCAGGAGCACGTTCCTGAATATTGACGAGGACATTATAAAAGAGCTTGCCGTTGACTTTATGGGGGTGTTCTAATGAAAGAAAATATATGCGTTGTAGGCGGAATTATAGGAGGAACAGCCGTGAAACTATTGGGAGGTTTTGACTACTCTCTAATGGCGATGTTTACACTGATGCTTATAGATATCATTCTTGGATTTATAAGCGCCGCAATATTCAAGCTAAGTAAATATGGCAACGGTGTTTCTTCCGAAGCTCTGGCTAAAGGGGCACTGAGAAAGTGTTCTATGCTGTGCATTATCATCATAGGAACAATCATTGATAATCTGTTCGGTATGGACTACGTTAGAAACGCTATTGTATTCTACTTTATAGCCACAGAGGGTATCAGCATCTTAGAGCACCTGATTGACATGAATGTTAGGGTCCCGTACTTTATTGTTAAAATACTGGACAGCATGGAGAAGAAATACGATGATGCAGAGGATGGTAACAATGAGACTGATTAAGCAGATACTAGAAAAGAACGATTGTTATATAGTTGGTGCAGAGATGAAAGTGGCAGGAATAATGTTACACTCTACCGGCGCAAACAATCCAAAAGTATCCAGGTATGTCCCCGGCTCTGATATCATTGGATACAACAAGTATAATAACCACTGGAATCAGCCAAGGCCGGGAGGTCGCTCTGTATGCGTACACGGTTTTATTGGCCGAGCCGCAGACGAAAATATCTGTACTGTACAGACTTTACCTTGGAACATGGAAGCATGGCATTGTGGAGGGTACGCTAACCATACTCATATCGGGGTTGAAATGTGTGAGGACAGTATGCTTAATAAACACCACCTCACCTTGTGCCTTAACGAAGCCGCCGACCTGTTCGCCTGTCTTTGTATTACGTTTAACCTTGACCCCACCAAAAAAGGGGTTATCATCTCCCACAAGGAAGGGCATGATATGGGATGGGCAAGCGGACACGGTGACCCGGACCACTGGATGCAAAAATTTAATCTTACAATGAATGACTTCCGTTCTATGGTAACTGACAGATGCAACAAACTAAAGGAGGAATTAACGGATATGGACCAAAACAAATTTAATGAAATGATGGACGTATACCTTTCCCAGCGTGCAAAGTTCGCAGGAAGCGATTACGCCAAAACTGCTATGGAAAGAATGGCCGCAAGGAAGATAATTACGAACGAGAATCCACAGGGATTCGTAACCCGTGAGATGCTGATGTTCATTCTCGACAAGCTCAATGTTTAAGGAGGTCACACTATGGAATACTATCCTACCAGACCCAATAACCCCTATCAGGACGATTGTAGGCCCAAACCTGACTGTGGATGTACTCCACCGCCTACTGTCTGTCCCCCGCAAAAGCCCCCTGTATGCCAGCCGCCCCAGCCTGTAATGGGACAGATTCCCCCTGTACCAACTGTGATTGAAGGCTCTAGCCTTTATGAAGCTATGGGCAAGGTTATTGAGCGGACCAATATGTGTATCAATCAGTGGAATTGTATTAGCAAGAACTGTTATGAAGCTATGAACGCTTGCGTGGCGGCGGCCCGTTCCAATGACGTGTACTATGACGATTGCGAGGTAAACTGCCAAGAGGGCTACGATACCACAGAGGGATGCGCCTACGCAATCGTAGAGAAGAAGGCTGTTGACCGAAAGGGAAAGCCTATCTTTGTAAGCCTGACACCTGCTTATGACAACACCACCAACAGCGGCGTGGAACAGGGAATCTTTGACGTGTCCTTTATCAAGTCCGCTAACTTAATTATGACCGCTGTTCAGGCTGGCTCTGATAAGTGGTTCGGTCCTGCAATGTACCGTGGAGCCGCTATCCCCGGCGAGAGTAACCCTGATGGCTACGTCTATGGATTCAATCGTCATGGTGCCCTACGCTACTTTAAGGGAGACGTGACGGAGACTAACTTGTGTCAAAACCAGATGGTAGATGTCATCGGGGGTTGTGTGCCTATCCTCTATGACGGCAAGGTTATCGAGGGTGTGGAAGCCATGACCCAGAAGCAGGCCATCTGCGCTATCGGCTTCAACTGTGGGACCGGCTCCGTGTTCTTCTTCTCCTGCTCCGCTCAGAATCAGCCGGGAATGGGTATCGCTTCCGTTGCTAGAATCTTACAGGGCTATGGCTGTACAACAGCTGTTGTAACGTCCGCTACTACCAACAC